CTAACCCCTCCAGAGGGGAAGCTAATAGCAGAACAAAGTTTGAGTAATAATAGCGGAAATTTTTGTGGGTGATGAGCTATACATGTAACCGGTACCCTGCTCATTTTCGAATTTGTTTGCGAAACGGGATTTGTAGTTGTTGAACCCACGTTAAACCCTTGGATTTACTACCTATATTTACCTAACTAGAATTAGAAAACTAATAAGCTAGCCAAGCACCATAGGCAACTACGCGATATCATTAAGTAACTTCAGAAAGTCATCGCTACTCATACCGCTCAGCTCGTGTAGCATCGCTATCTCAAGCGGATAGTACATAACCTTCCATCGCTCACGATACTGCCACGCCTTCTGTGTGATACCTACGAGCGCACCTGCTTCTGTTTGTGTGAGCCCTAGCCTACGTCTCAGCTCGTAGTAAATGTTGCCCTTGGGCTTGCCGATAGTATGTTTGAACCTAGCCCTAAGCTTCTGTGAGTAAATAGACTTGAGACGTTCTGCCTTGTCATTCACTGAATATCTTAATCCTTCCAGCATCTCATTCAGAGTACGCTACTGTACCCAGACCTTGCAAGCGTTATTGCTAACCTATTGATATCACGTTGCAAGAAAATATCTTTAAAGTTTTTTCTACAAATACACGAATCTCCTGTATACAGATACTCATCTGATATAGTATGATTGTAATTGTGAGTGGGAATAACCCCAAGTAAGGAGAATATATGAGAATCAACAAAGTAAAATATAACGGCATAAAGCTATTATCTGATAACGGTAACGCTATCACCTTTACTACTTTGTCAAATAAAAGAGTATACGAGGCAAAATGGGCGTACGATGGGTCTGGCAATAAAATCTGGTCGGTGTCGCTATCGAGTCTCGACCCATTACGCAACAATCCTACTGATAGAATGAGGCTTTGGACGGAATACTTCCCTCGCAAAAATGACAATCATGAGATGTGGGCGTTTTTTGCCAGTAGCATCAACTAACAATAGCCTAGTGTGATTACAGGGTACTCTTCGGAGTGCCCGATAATCGCAATAGTGCGAGCAATAGGGGAATATATGAGAAAATACAAATACAAATTATATCTCACCGAAAACATGTACCTAAGTTATGTAAATGACTTTTTGACAGTCGCACGTTGCGCTGAGTGGTTCGGTATAACTCAGTCAAGCATGCATCGAATTATAAACTATTACCGCAACAAGTAGGCATAATCTGTTTAGTAACTAGGTAGGATATATGAGTATTAACGTATTGTTTTTATTACCAAATCGAACTATTGCAGAAAATTGGATAGTTGAGCTGTTGGCTAAGAGTCCACAAGAAATTTACGACAAACTGACGAAAATTAGTTACGACAACAATGAGGGATTGACTCGCAAAATTGGCAATGGGTCATTTGGTGACAAGGTAGAATGGAATCGAATTATGCGTACCGCTACAATCCCAAGTCCGTTGGTTAGTAAAAGGCGTGGCTATCAATTGATAACATTCAACCTATCAGCATAACTAGTGAGTAAATATATGAGCAAGAAATCATTTCAACAAGTATGTGAAGATAATTGGGCTGAAGATGAGGCTAGTTCATCCTATTACAACACTTGTTTAGGATGGCGTAAGGAATACGATGCGCAGTGGTACGAAGAGCAAAAAGCTAAAGAAATCAAATACTACGCTGAGCACGTATTTAATAAAGAGCTGTATAAAGATGCCTTACTCACTCGATTTGTGACGGCTTGGGATAGTGCCGATGAGTATTATAAAGACCATAACGGAGAAATGTAATTTATGGATAAAGAGCAATTAGCACGCAAGTTTATTCTTGAGAAATGGCTGGATCGTAATTTGGAACTCGCCGCAAGTTCTATCAGTTTAAGAGTTGCTTTTATTGCGGGATACGATTCTAGAAATGATGAGATGAAAAAGCTTCAGGAAGAAATTGAAACTCTTAAATATGAACTAAAAGAGGCATAATGGATTGTACTTGGATTGAAAATGATTTTCGCAAGCCTAGTAATGATAGAGAAGTTCTAGTTTATACAAGAATCGGAAAGCACTTTTTGGCTACGTATAGTGACAAGCTAGAAGGATGGTATAGCAATGGAAAAGACATTAGTGACTTGGTAACTCGTTGGTGCGAACTCCCTAAGACACCTGGTCGGTGTCAGCATTGCGGACAAGTTAAGTATTAGCCTCTAAAAGCCTCTAGGCTGCGTTCTTTAGCGTAGCCTAGGGGTAACCCTACCCCGCACCATTATCTTTCAACCTTGGGGCTGCTAGAGGGCTTAGCGGGCTATTCAGGGACATTATCATAGTTCCATCGCCTTTCTTGATAAACTGGCTTCTGTTTTCGTAAAACGGTTTTGGTTATATCATCCCACTTAGTCATAAAAGAACCATGATCGTTCCAGCCCGTTGGTTCTTGCATTAACTTTGCAAGGTATTCTTTCCTAGCCTCATCACTTTCAATCGTTGCCTGTATCTTTTTTGTAGTTAATTTGTCCCAGGTAAAACGTAATATGGCTTTCAACATACGTTCGTCTGCCTTCTCCAGATTTTTGCGAATGTAAGCGTTGCCGATGTTGTAAGCCTTTTGTTTTGCAGCTTCGAGCATGTCCGGCGTTGCAGTCTCGTACCAAGTATCGAATTTATCTTTTTGCATAAAATAATCTCCTTCTTAAAAATTAATCGAACGGACAAAAATCATCTTCATCATTTACCAGAGGGGGTATTTCGTACTCAGTACTTAGTATCTTTTTATTAGTAATATTATTCTTAGTATTATTATTCTTAGTATTGAGTATTTCGTACCCCCTCATCTGAGTATCTCTTACCCCCTCAGGGGGTATATTATGCCCCCTCTGGGGGTATTTCGTACCCCCTTTGCTGGTAAGTGAAATAACCCTTTTTCGACCATCATGTGAGACGGTCAAATAACCTGCATCGGCTAGTTTCTTGATTAGGTTTTGAATAGTCTTTTCAGAAAATCCGGTTTCTTCTGAAATATGTTTTCGTGACGCAAAACAAGGGAGATTCTTTGCTTCCCATTCTGCAACGTAAGCAAGAAGGATGGCTTCGTATGGGCCTAGTGTTCTTACTAAATGCTTCTTTGTGTTGAAAAAAGAGGTTTCTTGAGGTATTTTAGCCATAGTATTTTCATTTAAAACGCCCTATTACTTTGACCGGTATGGGGCGTTTTTTTATCGTTTCAATCAGTTATACCCTTCCAGAACAAAACCCTCAAGAAATTTTTATATATTCCGAAAATATCTCTGTACACAGGGCATCATACATGCTACTGTCAACAGTAAGGCAATTAAGCCAAGCAAAGGAGTATATGAGAAAGATACTAATAGCACTAACATTTATCCCGCTTGCTGCTTCTGCGCAGTCTGAGCCAAACGCCCTTGACTGGGCTATTGCTAATAGCGGGTTTGCTACCCCTGCCCCTGCCTACGGCCTACCAGTGCAACCAGTGCTGCCTGTACCGCAAGATAGGGGGCCATGGGGTACAGGATACTCGATTGTGACCACTACAAGGCCACAACGAAATATCTTTGATCGTGATCTAACCGGAAGCGAGACTGTGCAACGTGTTGTGCCTAATGATGGATTAGGCCAGCCGATGAGAGGTCTTGATCTAGGTTGGGGTAGGTAGTTGTTTAACGTGTAAATAGATGAGGAATATATGAGAAAGATATTGTTTGGAATACTTGGATTATTGGCCGCTGCTGTTTCCGGTTGTACTGGGATTGAAGCTGGTGGAAAGTTGTGGATAACTCGCGTCGATGAGCGCCAAGAATCGCAGAAAACCCATAACGTACCGCTCAAGTGCTACCTATGGGCCGACTGCTCTCAACCGACTAACGTTCAGGGGAGCTAATCATGAAGGCAATCAAAGAGCTCCTTTTCACGCCGACTGGCATCATGGTCACGATCCTGCACGTTTGTTTTTTTGTGGGGGTCATAACGACTGCTATTGGGGTTAGAGTCTATGTGCTAGGCGATGATCCAGCCATGGCAGTACGCGCAACAGTGGGTAGAAAGTGAGTGAGGACAAGAAAGAGGGTGGCGGCTGGGTAGTCGCTGCCCTTGTCCTACTCGCTTGCTATACGACGCTTCCAGAGGGCTTGGTCTACCATGGGGGGCGGTTACTCCGTCGCCCTGTGGTGGCTTCTAGGGGCCTTCTGGAGGCTGAAGTAGAGCGTGCCGCTGATGCTTATGGGCTATCACGCAAAGTGCTTAAAGCTCTGGTGAGAGTAGAGAGCGCTTACAACCCCAAAGCCGTCTCTAAAGTCGGTGCTAGGGGGATAGCTCAGATCATGCCCTTCAACGCTCGCCGCTGTGGGCTACCTAACGCTGATCATTTGTGGGATCCGACTTACAACCTACGTTGTGGGGCAAGGATTCTGCGCGAAGAACTTGATCAGCATGGGGACTTACAGCGAGCACTAACCGTCTACAACTGTGGGCGAGTTAAATGCGCTGAGGGGCAAAAATATGCAAAGAAGGTACTAGCGCTCAGTACTGTGTACTGATACTGTACACAAGCTGTAAACAATTAAGAGGGAATATATGATGACAATACTAGAAATAAACTATCCGCACTACAAGTTGCGACACCGTAATGGGCACGAGTTTACCGTCAAGGCATCACGCCTCGATGATGGACGGCTGGTGTTTGACCCGCTCCAGGGTTGGAACGATCTCTCAGTAGAGTGCCAGCAGGACACAGAGTCGCTGCTAGAGGCTATTGACGAGGCAATCTATAACGCAACTCCTGACAAGTTCGAGGAATAATGAGCAAGGAAAAACGATGGACGCAGTGCAGTTGTTGCGACAACTGGCAACCAATACGAGATGACGAAGCCTTCACCGATATAATGGGAAACAGGTGGCAGCAATGCGAGTTTTGCGAGACTGACTCCGGCCCCAGAATTATTATGATCGACGGCTTCGACTATGACGAGCAGGAACTAACTAAAGAGGAATTAAAAGAGTATGAGCAAAGAACTAACCACAACAAATAACTTCGAGATGCTGGCAACATTACGCAACACAGTAGCACCAGGGCTAACTGACCCTGAGTTTATGCTATTTGCTGAGATGTGTCGGGCGACTGGGCTTAACCCAGCAACTAAGGAAATATGGGCTATTAAAGCAGGTGGACGCTTGCAGCTAATGACAGGCATCAATGGCTTCTTAAAGATTGCCAACAGCCACGCACAGTTTGACGGCATGGAGGTCACGTTTGAGTGGGATGACAAGCAGCTAGTAAGCGCTACTGCTAAGGTCTACCGCAAGGATAGGCGCTTCCCTAGCATCGCTACCGCTTACATGGCTGAGTACGGCAAAACAACGCCTATCTGGAAACAGATGCCTTCAATCATGCTAAGCAAGTGCGCTAAGAGTCTAGCCATAAGAGAGGCGTTCATCAACGAATTGGGTGGCCTCTACACTCAAGAGGAAATGCCCTCTGAGTATGCACCGCCTAAAGCCTATGAGGCGCCACCTATCGATCCAGCAGTGCATGGCGATGTAATCGAGGTAGGGCAACGGCCTAAAGCTGTTGTGACCTTCTACGATACCAGCAGCCTTGACGGTGATCAGCGCCTTGCAGCAGAGCGGTACTTGCGAAACTGTGAGGCAAAACAAATAAACGAAACAGTATGGCGTTCACCAATTAGACTACAACGATTATCGCAGTGCATTACAGACGGAGTTAAGGATGATTCAGCTTTGGAAGCGTAAACGGTTACGATTATTAGTAAGAGTTAAAGGAGTTATAGGGTATGACAATAGAGATAGAAAAAAGACAGGATGCACCCAGGGAAGGGGCAATGAGATTCACCGTAATAGTGGAAAAGAAATTCGTCACTTATTTGAAGAACTATGCAAAGAAACACCAACTAAGAATCACAGACATGATAGGGGATTGCTTTGAACAATACATCGAACGTCTTAAATCAGGTCGTGAAAGACATTAAAGCGCTTATTAAACAACTAGAAACCAGCAAGGAACCTCTCTCTGAGTTTGAGAAAGGACAAGAGGAAGGACTGCGCTGGGCTCTGGATGTAGTAATGGAAATAAAAAACCCCGAAGATTAACGAAGCAATCAACGGGGTCGGAATATATGATAAACACAGGATATCAGAAAAAGAGACAAGTTGTCGAGATAAAACAAGTAGTAGAAAAAGTAGTAAATAAAGTAAGGAAAAGTATGAATAAACCAGTGCAAAACTTTAGAGACAGAGGACTAGACGTAGCAGTGTGGCCTGCTAAAAACGGTGGCTACAGCTTTACAGTACGCAAGACCTACAAGAACAAACAATCTGGAGAGTATGTAGAAACTAAGTACCTCTACAAAGAGGAAGTAGAAAAGCTAATAGAGCTACTGCAAGAGGCTGTAAAGTACGCAAGCAATCGAGCAGAGCATGACGTAGAGCACATGGCCTCTGGTGGGTTTAACGGCCAGCCAAAGAAGAGCGCTGACATTGATATGGATGACATCCCTTTCTAACCATGATTACACTGCCCTACACCTTCAAAGAAATGCTCGTAGCTGTTAAGTCTGCTGAGGTTAGGCAGTACGAAGCAGAGCTACTAGGCTGCAAAGATAGAATGCCAGTTAAGTCTGTACTTGATGCGCTAGAGATACACACTGTAGGAGCTTTAGCAGAGCTTAAAGTATCCCAGTGGCTAGGCAAAAAAGTACAGCTAACCCATGGCACGTTTAAAAACGTTGCAGATTGTGGGCATGACGTAGAGGTTAGGGCAGTGCGTAAAGAGGACGGCAAGCTAGTCATTAGAGATAATGACCCAAAAGATAGACGCTACATACTGACATATGTGACCCGCTGTAGCGTTAAACTGTTGGGCTGGCTGGAAGGCTACCTTGCACTAGAAATGGGCGTTAGAGCTAATCCTGGAGGCTATAAAGAGGCGTGGTTTGTGCCACAGGATAAGCTGTGGGGCATGGAATCGTTTGAGAGGTAGAGATGAGTAAAACACCTGAAGAGCCAACAAAACTAAAGTGGATAACACCAGAACAGAGAAAAGAGTTCCGTGGCATCTTTAAACATGAAGATGAGATATGGCCGGACTCTTATGTTCAGTTGTGGATACCAAACGATTTTAATCATTACGCTATCGTCTTAGGCTTTAAGGCATTAGCTCAGGATGGCAAAAAGATTCTTGTAGCTGGATTTAAAAATCCATTTGGTGAGGATCCAGAACCTCTTTACCTGCCAGCAGATGAATATAAACACTGGTGCGAGCTTCCAGGTTTGACTGAGGAAATGCAAGCAAAGCAAAGAGAGATTTGGGCCGAAGCAGATAAAGGAAACCGAATGTATCCATATCCAGAAAGAACTACCAAAGCAGGAGACTAAAGATGAGTAAAACACCTGAAGAGATGGCGGAGGAGTATGCTAAAAAACAAGGTCAACCTTGGGGCTGCGAAGAACACTTCCTCGCTGGCTACAAAGCAGCGCAGGAACACGCGCACGCAGCGCTAGAGGAGGCTGAGGTTAGGATACAAGAGCTACAGGATCAGCTTGCTGGCGTCAGCAAGGTGATGCCGGATACTTGCGAGCATATTGTCGATGTCAGCAAAATGGTGGATGTCAGTAGTTCAGCAACTCTTAATAACTGGATTTCAGTAAGGACTAGATTGCCAGATCGAAACACTAATGTATTAGCATGGATAAAATGCGGGACAAGCGAATATGTTTTTATTGAAACTGCATCAGGAGATCCTAGTGAGTGCAGTGGATGGAAACACTACAATAAGGATCAAGTCACCCACTGGATGCCGCTACCTGAGCCACCAAAGGAGAAAGAATGATTCACTGGGATTCAGTTTTTTTAATGTGTGTTTGTATTTTGTTTTTCTACATGGGGAGATGGAGTAGATGAACGCAGATATACCGCCCCTAAAAGTTTGGATAGAGAACAAAAACTTAAACGGTAAAGAAGGTTTCGAACATGGCTACGCATTCGCAATACAATCTTACAAAGCAAGAGCGCTACAGTTTCACGTCCTACTTGAATCAGGTGCTCACTTTCGTCATATCCCTCTGCATTGGCTTTGGCATGATACTGATGCTAGCAACGCTGCTGAGTACTCTTTGGACCTACTTCAACTATGGGATTGTTTCAGTTACCGCCCCGTTGTAACTACGTTTGACATGTTTAATGGCTACCAGTGTGACGCAATTCTCAAAGACAAAACCAAGGTATCCGGTACCTACTGGTTTACGATTGACTGGCTACCTGACTCTGATGCTGAGTCTGCTTTCCTGCTCCAGCCCGACCAAAACAAATGTGCCCACGTCATTCTGCTTGATAACGGACAAGTTGCAGCTCTGCCTACCAACAGAATCGTTTTCAAAGATGCCTTCTTTATCGGAAATAATCCAAGCGCAGCAACAAAAGAGTATGTTACACTGGACACAATCTGGTCAGCAGAGGACTGTAACCGCTGGTCAGTAGCAAATAGTGACAAGACGTACTACTAACTTATGAGCAGCAGGGAAAAGGTTTTACCGAATGTAAATAATGGTGATGACACGATGTCTGATCCCCATAAAGTACGGTTATAAACTCCCTGACTGCTCACCAATTCATTATGGTAAACTCAAGAGCCAAGGGCGCTAGAGCAGAGCGAGAGCTAGCCAATAAACTAAAAGAGCATGGCTTTACCGCCAGGCGTGGGCAACAATTCTGCGGTGCTAACGGAGATCCTGACGTCGTTTGCACAGAACTGGCATCATACCATATTGAGTGCAAGATGGTGCAGAACCTAAACGTGGACAAGGCTATAGACCAAGCCACGAGGGATTGCGGAGATAAAACGCCTATAGTATGTCACCGCAAGAATAATCGCCCCTGGCTGGTTACGCTATACATAGAGGATTTTCTAAAGCTGGTGAAATGAAAGAGCCACCATTAGTAGCTGAATACTTTGAAGAACAAGAAGCCACACCAGAACATATTTTATGGCTAGCCGTAATAGATAGAGCTATCGCAGATTATTGCGCTCCATCTCAAGAGCTTACGCTAAAATACTCTATGGGATTAAACGGCTTTTTCTTTGAGGATTCACCCAGGCCGTACAACCTAATCTATATCTGCTCTATGCTACTAGACAGAGAGGATGCAGTAGCTAAAATTCGTAAAAGAATTACAGAAATAAAGCTACCGGAAAAGATACGCTCCTACCGCAGTAGTAGTTTTTAGCGACGCTTTTTCTTCTCAATAACTGACCAAGCCTGAGTAGCACCGTAAAGTACAGCACCAGCAACTACAGGCTCAGCAGCTTTAACAAGCCCCTCTGCCTGATCCTCGCTAACACCGATAGTAAGCAAGCTACCAGCAGCTAGAGTGAGCAGATGTCGTACAATGGATAAAAGTATTGGCATAATAATTCCCTTGTTGATTCAAACAAACTAACTGGATACCTGCAATTACGCTTTCTAGGGTCAGTAAAGTCACCCCTTATGCAGTTCATCCAAAGCTCCCAATAAAAGGATAAATCACAGTGCTGGTATTTAGCCACCCATTTCTTTAGGTCAATCGTAGTGCCATCAATCCCATCTAGGTCAACTATACAAGGGGCAGATAAACGAGGATTAACTCCATGCTGCTCACAGGTGTATCCTGGTAGACAGCGTTGCCTGTATGGATTGTCCACAACGTTACACATAGGCAAATTAGCAGATACAATATCGGCAAGCATTCCTCTAGCTCTTCCATTTAGGTCACACTCCAGACAGGGGCTAACGTAACAGGTAAGTTCTTTACCCTGTATCCGCTGCCTAAATCGCTCTAGTATTATAGCAAACCTTTTTCTTAACCTGCTTCTTGGATTCTTTACTGCCCTATTGGCTGATGCCGCTGTATAGCCCCATAAAGCCTCATAACGGCCACAACGCTTGTTTCTCATGCATGGGCTTTGTATCAGGTGGGCTCTAATTATCTTTGGTCTAGCGTCATTTAACAGCGATTCTAGACACTTGCACTCAGTCCCAAACGTGTTCTCTAGCCAGCTAACAATTAGCTTATCCTGACCAGCGTAAAGGCTTTCCACGCCGCTACAGTTAAAATCTTTGTGACAAATGCCCAGCAAACTAGGTGCCTGAGCCTCAACTACAGCAGTTAGTGCCAGCAGCACTAAAAGCGCTCTCATCTGTCTAAAGCCTTGTCCAGCTTTGCATCAATCTTATCTAGCCGACCCTTAATGTAAGCTAGCTCTGTCTGAATAACCTGCACCTCTGCCGTAACAGTATATTTATGAGTTTCAAGCTCATGCAGACTATTCTTTACCGCTCTATAGTCTAATCCAATAATTGACACTAGCACGCCAATGGCAGCCTTAATAATAATATCAAGCCAGTATCTAAGCTCAGTAATATCGCCAGTCATTAGTGAACCCGCCCCCCTCCGTAAGCATCAATTACAATTAATTCTGCTTCGGGAGTACCCGCCATCAGATCCATAAAGCGATTAAACGCTGACCTGCTGGCTAAGATAGCCGACTCATCTCCAACCCTGCCAAACTGCATACCAAGCAAGATACAACCATGCGTATCCTTATGCGTATTACCCGCATGAAAGAGGATATGGTCACGCTCTGGTACATCCATTACCTGCCAAGTGCGCCCAAATTTAGGGCTCTGCCTTGGAAGTACTTTGTATCTGCCTACTGGTATGCAACTGATCCTACGCTCATTGGCTCGCCAGGCATCCTCTAACGTTACAAACTCAGGCATGTCATTAACACACAACACGCCCATAGTTGCACCGTTAAACTCCGATACTCTGACAAGCCTTAAACGTGTCATCCTATTGCCACCTGTGTTTGTAACATTTCTACTTGAGACTCAAGAGTTTCTACTTTGGTGCTAAGCTCCTGTAGCGCACCAACAAGTAGCGGGATTAGCTTGCTGTGATCCAGTGCTTGCACCTTAATCGTGCCATCATCATTAACTGCATCCTTTTCACCAGATACAGCGTTAGGTACTACCTCAGCAACCTCATGCGCTAGGAAACCATCAACCGTTTTATCTGGCTCAGCAATAAAGTTAAACCGCACTGGCTTTAGCTGATTAAGCCTGGTAACAGCATTAGAAATAGGAACTACATTTTCCTTTAGTCGATAGTCGGATGATGTAGGAAACGATGTAGCTGTATTACTAAAATCAACTCCACCAACGTATGTACCAGCATAATAGTTTACAATACCATTTACTAATCCGCTGACGGTTTTTACAAATGCCAAAGTAGCAGGATTTGTAGCCCCTCCACCTTTGGTAAAGTAACTTCCTGCATCTGTCGTATTTGCTGCTGTTTTGTTAATTAAAATATCACCAGAAGTATTACAATTTAATGCACTACCGTTGCCACCAATAGAAAAGCTGCCATCAGCGTTCCAAACGTGTCTATATGTATTAGTGTTATCTCTAACAGCAAGAGCAAAAGCGCTTCTGGCTTGGTCAATTATTAGTCCGTAACTATTGGCACCTGTATTAGCGTTAATTACGCTTAGCGCGAAATTGCTGGCTATATTGCTTTCGATGGCAGTGTGACCGCCAGTAGAGTAAAAGCGCCGAACTCCATTTACAGCAAATGCTAGAAAGTCTGCACCAGCAGAGTACATGCCTGTGTTTACATCGTTACCTGGACATATAGCAGGAGCGCCAGCAGAGCCAGCACCGATATTTGTAGGAATGTACCCACCAAGATTAGGATTGCCAGTAAAAGCATTAGAGCCATCTTTGTTAATGCACTGGTTGATACCTGTAGCAAAATCATTATCCTGCGTATCATGTCGCCCCGCCTCAATGCCTATGCCAAGTGCTGCATCACCAGCCCAACCACCAGTACCGTTATTACCCTTTGTATAGCTTCCACCTGACCAAGCACACATAATTATCTCCTATGCTTCTCTTTCGTTATTCAAAACTTTATTAACGTATAGCCTAGTTTCCATAGGCACTTTAACTGACTGCATAATGTTAGCCCAGGTTGCACGCTCACCATTAGCCTTAACTTTCTTAATAGCCCTATCAACGTTACCTGGCCCCCAGTTGTATGCAGCTAGTGCCAGCTCTTTGTTGCCATACTTGTTAAGCATCTGCTTCAAATACCTGCTGCCACCCTCTATGTTTTCTTTTGGGTCATCAATATCTACGCCAAGGTCTTTAGCTGTAGCTGGCATAAGCTGCATTGGGCCTCTTGCACCCTTAGGACTAACAGCATCAGCTTTGCCACCTGACTCTACTTTCATTACAGCTTTAACAAAGCTAGGTGGAGCAAAGTCATCGCCTTCTGGAATGCTAATGTTCTGCTTGCCTACCTTAACTGATTCTGGGGCTAATGTAGGTGTAGGCTCTACAAATAAAGATTCAGCCTCATTAAGCCAATCGCCAGTCTCAGGCATTGCGGCTTCTTCAACTACAGCAGCTTCTCTAGGAATAAGTTCTATTTTTGGCCTACTAGCTAATTGACCAGCTAATAGTCCAGATGTGGCTGTTTTAGTTCCTATATTTGAAGCGCTTTGTGCCGCTTTTTGCAAACCTCTACCAAGTAAATTTTGCCCTTTAGGAGTAGCTAAACCACGCAAAGTAAGAGCGCCTAAAATACCAGCTTCGGTGTCTCCGGTTGCTGCCCCAAGAATTGCCCCTCCAGCTAAACCAGCGCCACCAGACGTATATAATAATTGCATTACTTTGCCGATATCATAATCAGCACCAGTAGCCTTAAATCCACGCTCGATAATAGGGCTAACTACAATCAAGTCTTGCTTTTGCTTGTTAAGGTCTTTAACTTCAGGCGCATACTTTTCAATATGCCCTTTCATATCTCCGTAAAGAGTGCGCCAAAATCCAGGGTCAGATTGAGGTGAGTTTTTCCAATTTTCACCAACAATCTTTTTTTGCTGGTTTAAATATACAAGACTTCCTTTGCCTTCTCGACGTAAAGCATCTTGAAAACTGATAACTTCGTTTAGGTATTTATCAACATCGTTAGCTGCTATATTTTTAGAAATATATTCAAGCGTTTTATCAAACGAAGGTGAAGGGACTGGTCCTACCTTAGCTTCTGCTCCTTTTAGAACAGATTGAATTGAATCTTCTGCTGCTTCCTTAGCGGCTTGTAACTTTGGATACATAGACTCAGGATCTATGCTTTTACCAAGAGTGCCTTTTTCAATAAGATTATCAAAACTCTTTTTAAGCTGAGTAGTAGTATCGCCTTCTACTGTTTCAATAATAGCGTTTTTAGCTAGCTTGTAATCAGAAACCCTTGCGCCTCTAGCTTTACGTTGTAAGCCCATACCAGGTGCTTCTAGCCTTGATAATCCAGCGCTAAGTCCTTCGCCTAATGCGCCAAATCCACCACCAAACATTGCTCCAGTTTCAGCGGATTCACCTGCCGCTGCAAGTCTTTCTTCCAATGTGCCAGGAGTAGATAAGAATGTTTGCAATCCAGCAGCACCAGCGCCAGTACCTGCGGCTTTGCCTATGTTTAACCCACGAGTTGCCAGTGCTGATGCTAAGGGAGTTCCCGCTGCAACTTTAGTCGGGGTGTATAAACGCCCAATAGGAGAAACTAATCCGCCAGCCAATTCAGGACCAGTAAGTCCAAGTATTAAATTTTCCTTTTCTAATTCTTGTTGCCTAGTAAATTCTTTTAATATGTCTTGTTGAGTAACGGCTTGCCCAAAAGCCTCTGTAATAGGAGTTCCATATAATGCTTCTTTTAGCGAAGTAGCAGCAGCCCCAACTTTAGGTAATACGCCAAAGCTTAATCCTTCTTGAAATAATAACTTGCGACCTTCTAAATCTGCCGCAGCTTGTTCAAGCGGAGACATAGCCCTTAATTGAGCTACGCCCAATTCTACGTCAGTAGGCGTACGAGTTGGTTGATTTATTAAACTTTGCAACTGTGTAGGTGCTGGAGCTGCTGGCGCAGGGGTAAACATAGCCGACATATCCGGCTCTGCAAACAATGATTCAGCTTCGTCTAACCAATCAGCCATTACTGTCCTTTAGCTGCGTCAACAAGTGTTTTTAACGTAGTTCTTTCAGTATCAGTTAGCTTAGTTTTCCAATCAGTCCCATACTTTGATTTAAGCTGAGAAACAAGTTCTGCTCCTGATTGCTGAACGGCATTAACATTTGCCATACCAATACTAGCTACGCCTCCCTTTTCGGCCATCCAAGAACTCCAATCTTGTCGCTGTGGATTGTAAACTCCAGCAGGAAATACTTCCTCGCTCTTGTACTGTCTCCAAGCAGTATCCGCACCTATTGAGCTACCTTTTTGAGTTACAAAGGCTTCTAAAAAGTCAGCGTAGTCTTGCTCTAATTGCGCTATTGTTTCCATGCCAGCAATAATGCGAGCGTTTTCTGTAGGGGTATTGTTAGAACTAGGGCCAGCTCCTATTAGCAATTTGTTCTCCATTTCTGTTACTGCACCAGGAGATCGCAAAATCTGCACTATTCGAGGCTTAACGCTATCAAGAACTTTTTGAAAATCTTGCTTTTCTTGCTCGCTTGGACTTACGACCGCAGCTAACCTAGAGGCTAACTGCCTTGGTCCGGCAAGTATACCGCCAGTCATGCCAGCGCCTTCCATTCCTGCTCTAGCTGTAGCAGCAATTTCTTCTAGGTTTACGCCTCTCTCTCTTGACTTTTCTATTTTATTTCCAGCTTCTCCAGTTGCTTTTGTTTCAAACCTGGTATTTTTTTCTGCATACTCTAAAGCTGCATTGGGCGTCATTCCCATAGCAACACCACGAGCAATTAACGCATCTCGCTTTGCTTGCATTTCTGTAGCACCTGGCATTGGAGCTGCCTCTGCACCAGCAACGCTAACAGAGCCACCAGGAACTAATGCTTGTAGCAACTTACGCTTTGCATCTGCCTCTCTTGTTGCTTTTGTTGCAGCTACTTGTTCAGCAAGAGGACTTACCTCAAACTCTGCTGCTGTAGTTAAGTCTGCTAGTTTTTCAGCTTGCTTAACTTTTCTAGCTGCCTCTTGCTGCATTAGTGCAGTTGATAGCGTGGACAAACGTCCCTGATACATTGGGTCATCAACGCCACCAATAAACGAAGTGCGTTCTTCTGGTGTTTGCATCTTTATCATTTGATTGGCTAGGGTATTCATTTCTAGCGTATCTCTAGCGGCTTCTTGTCTAGCCTGGTAGCCAAGTAACGACTGAAGCAATACAGAACCAAGGCCTATACCAATAGCCTTACCAGTGGAGGTGTAGGGCGTTATAAGCTGAGGTGTGCTTTGACCAAGTGACATTGCAGCCATGCCGTATGGGTTTTCGGCTGCGCTCATGTTTAAACCTGACAATGCGTCAAATAGTGTATCTGCCATGATTAGCTTCCAACCTTTTTACCAAGTCCTAACCCCAGTCCCTGACCAAAATTTGTAACAAATCCTTGTACTCCACTAGCAACTGGATTTGGTGTTTGTGGCTGTTGCCCGTAACCACCCATCATTTGCTGCGCTATATACTGATCTAAAGCAGCGTAAGGATTGCCACCACCACCGCCTCCACCGCCTCCACCGCCACGAGGTGTAGCCTTAATCTGTTGCAAGTTATACTTGTTCTGTAATGCTGCAAGCTCCTTTGCATAACCTTGCTGTTGCTCAGCAGCTTGCTGATTGTACTGCGCCCCAACTCCAGCAAGGTATGGTTGCAGTAATACACCAAACTGCTCATACGGCCTCATAGCCATAGTATTGGCTTGTCCAAACTGTTGAGCTTGCACGCCGTAAGCTGATTGCTCTGCTGCGCTCATAGCCTCTTGACGAGCCATATCCTGTCTGTCAGTCAGTGCTTTAAGCTCTCTGTTGTACTGCTCACCACCTGGCGCAATACCTTTATTAGCCATTGCTGTGTCAAAATCCTGACGTTGCTGAGCAAAGGCTTGAGCATTACGACGCTCAAACTGATTCATTATGTTTTCTCTAGAACGCTGCATTTCCTGTTCAAAGTTAGGCTGGTACTGCTCGCCTTGAAAGCGCTCAAGCATTCCACCATAAGCATCAGCAGCACCCATAAAGCCCTGCTCTGTTACAGACTCAGGAGTTGGTTGTGCTGCTTGAGCTTCTACTGGCGCTGCTGCTGCTGCGGCTGCTGGAGTAGGTTTCTGCCCTGGCATAATAACAGGCTTGCCAGATACTTTAGCTAAATACTCGTTAGCACGAGTTCTATCTTTATTTGCTAAAATTCTTCTATACCTAGCTTGTTGTTCTGGAGTTAAACCAGCGTATGCTTCCTCATTCTCTTTATACTTAAATTTTGTATCATCTACTTTTTGAGTATTAGCATTTCCTTGAGCTTGTTGGGCACTTTGATTAGCTTGAGGTGCTGGCGTAGGATCTTTTGCTAATGCTCCAGGTGATTTCCCACCTCCAGCAGCAGGAGCCATGTTTTTTGTAGGGGTGCTATTTTGATTCTTTAAAATGTTGCCGTATTGGTCTTTGTAAGTACCAGACCCAGTTCTTGTCCATTTACTTGGTGCGTTTCCCATAATTATACCTGACCACCTAAATCATACCGAATTTCAAATCCAAAAATATCTAAGGTAGTGTTTTTAATAGCACCACCAAATCTTACTGCTGCACAATGCCCCTGCCCCTTAACAGCATACCTATCAAACGTATACTCTACATCAGCAGACCAAGGGCTACCCCAAGGACTACCCCACGCCGTAAATGTACTAGGTGGACTTGTAACGCTAGTAACCACTGCCGATCTCTTAAAATCAGTATCCAGTCCTAGACTTAGGGTTACGCCTTTTTTAACTTTTAGCAACGGCCTGATGTCTTTAAAGGCTTTGTAATTGCCCCTGCTGCCATAAAAACTAAATGCAGTACGACCAGAGAATGTAATGGCCTGGCCAGTTGAAGTAGAGGTTATAGCGTCAGCCTGACCATACTCTCCCTGATAAACTATTCCGGTTAGAGAGCTATAAAACGGCTGTTCAAAGGCGTAGCAGGATGAGTTAGCGTGAGCACCGTCAAACAGTCTAAAAATAGTCCAGCCCCTAGTATCCATCGAATAAACTAGGAAGTAGTTTTCTGTACTAGATTGCGGGACAGAGATATAGATTCTTCTACCTCTAGGCCATACAAAGCCAGCCCAATCGTGAGAGAATTTAAAGGTTTCAGCAGCAGCGGAAATAATAGGGTTAATTTTCCCGCTTACAAGTGTTAATGCAGATACAGAATCACTTTGAAATAGGGCAGATAATGGTACTATTCCATCTTGAGTAATTATCCAAACATCAGCATCAACTCTGATAAAAGCTCTAAATCCAACTGGTTTTGCTATGTAATAGTGCGCTACTAATGACCAATCTGATGGGCTATTGCCACTATAAAAAACTATCTCACCCTCAGAACTACAAGCAAAGAATAGGTCTTGTGATGTAGATGCTGTTTGATTGGTATAACTACCAGCAAATAACAGGTAGCCACCCTTGGTCATTACATACTTAATATCTAGAATTTCATCTAGTTTTGGAGAGCCTCCAGTTCCAGGCACGTCTACTGAAGCGTGCACCCAAACTGACATTGAGTTCTTTTGCACAAAGTAAAGTCTGCGTTTCCAGGCTGCGCAAGTAATGAGATTACTTAGTCCGGCACTACAGGTAAACGTTACGTTAGCGGCATTGCCTGTGCCTGTGTAAACTTGCGGTGTGTTAATTCCATTACAAAGATATAAGTTATTGGCAAATATCTCAGAGTTGAATTTACCATCTGTATGGGGTGTAGCATTAGTTACAGTTGATACAGAACCGTCTACTAATATCTTGTAAAGGTTAGTATCTGTAGCTGCAATTAGATGCTTAGTTCCATCTGCGAGTGGCAATTCTCGCATAAAGTTAATTGGCGTAGCAGGAATAGTGGTGCCAGTGTTGTTAAACTTAGTATAGCCAAGTCTAACTGATGGAGCACCAGCACCAGGAAACACGTTTACCAATTCCAACGCAAAGGAAGGATCCATATTGTCTATTGGACTTACTGCGTCCAACCCGCCATAGGGCGGTGACATTGTAAAGCCTTGAAAGGCCATTAGTTATCCTCTTCTTATTTGCGGTGCAAACTGTCCAGCATTTTGAACGCCCATCTGCTGCAACTGCTGATTGTACTGATTCATAGCTTGCTGCTGAGTGCCATATACACCAGGACTTAGGCGATATTGGCCGCCATTGTTTGCTGATGGCTGTGGCATTTGCGACATTTGCAGCATTTGCTGAATTTGCGGTATTTGCTGGGTTATATCCGCTAATTGTGGATTTAATTGATTTCCTGAAATTGAATTAAAGTATCCAAGATCTATTGGAGGCCCTACTAAAGATGTGGCTTGAGGTTGAGCTTGAGGTTGAGCTTGAGCTTGAGGTGCCGGAGTTCTTGTTTGCGCTGGTTGATATTGACTTTGACGTGGCATCTCTTTACCGCTTGCAACAGCAGCAGCAGCATCTTTTTTGTATTGCCTTCTAGCACTGCCTCTTAAAACTGGATCTCTAGTAGTTGCACCTTTTCGCATAATTGTCCTTATTTGTTTTTAGACTTAGACTTGTAATTAGCACGCAAAGCCTCACTAACAGTTTTAGCTGGCCCTACATGCCCTTTATCATTAACGTACATGCCAGGAGATACCCGTATTACCTCTCCCTTTGGTGCTTTTGGTGGAGGCGGTGGCTTAACTCCAACCCCTGCCGCCTCTGCAAACTTAGAAGTACCAATAATGGACTTAATGTTGCTTAGAACATCTTGCTCATTTTTGGCGTTACTAATAGCAGCGTTTACAAGCATTCCTGTAAATTGACTGGGGAAATACTTAGACTTTGCGTTATCAGCGCCGTAGATATTACGAATCATCGGGTCTAGTTGTTGAGTAGCAAAGTTTGACAATGGATTACTAGAATCACCATCCCAGGCATTACGCTTAGTTTTGCCATCAGCATTTGTGTATTTAGTTTTGCCGTCTAGCCCTACATTAAACTTGGAGCCATCAGCTAGAGTTACATGATAATTATCATCAACTACGCCAGCTTCTTTTAGGTCGCCACGAAAATCATCGCGTATTTGCTGTGGTGCTGATTTGCCAGATTTCATCATAGCGCCAATAGAGCGCTTGCCCATTAAGCGAAGTCCGATGTTTGCAATACCGCCTATCCCTGTCATGTTTGCAGCTTGGTTAGCCCAGTCAGCCCTGTCGCCCTTGCCACGAACTATGTCTTTCATGCCTGTTTCCCAAGCATTGTTAATTAACGCTGCGCCAACTGCTACTGGTAATGCATAAGAACCAATAGAACCTAAAGTAGAACTGCCAGTTTGTGCGCCCAATGCAGCTTCTCCACCTGCTAATGGAGGTACTGGAACTGCGCCAGGAACAGCAGTAGCTCCAGTAGCGCCACTAGCCCCGCCGGAACTAAATAAACCGCCAATGTTAGGAAATCCTCGCATAGCCTCTGAAGCTATAAATGCGCCACCTACACCACCAGCAGCTTGTGCAAGCCCTGCGGCTTCCTGAGCCTTAGCGTTATCTCTTGCAATTTCCTCTGGGCTTTTAGGCTTACCAAACCTTTGCTGTACTTGAGTAGCAGCATCAACAGGATTTAACCCTTGAGCACGCAGCCAAAGAAAGTATGCCTTAGGATCTGTTTGGGTGAGTTCTGGCTCAGTTCTTTGTTCCATAGTACCTAAATCCAAGTTCCAAATGCTGCTATACCACTTCTCGCAAACTGAGTAGGCCTACTAAACCCACCAGCATAAACTACTTTGCCACCCTTGGTGCGACCGTACTCATCGTGCAGTTGCATATCAAACTGTGGTCTTACACCTTCTAGGCCATGTATCTGGGCAAAACGCTCGAGTATGCCCTGCTCAAGCAACTTCTCTTGGAATATGCTTGTGTCTGTATCGGCTCTAAACTCGCTGTATGGGCCGTTGTAGTAAGTCCATGTGACGCCACCATCTGACACACTTCCGCTTGTGTGCGTTGGCGCTGTGGCTCCTGTGGTGCCTCCAGCAGTAGTTACATAGTAGTTGCCGTTGTATATGCAGTAGGTATTGGCTGCAAATGGGGTTGAAGTAGTCCAAGTTTTAGGCACTATGGAACGGTCAGCGATGTACTCAAATATAAGCACTTCGCCTGAACTACCAGGAGTGGGGCTAATGTAAAGTTCGTTATTGCTTAGCCCTCTAATTTGAAACCTTTGGTAAATTGTAGGCAAAACGCCGTAGCCCTGAATTTGAGCATAATCCTGCTCTGAAATAGGGCCAAGAACACGCCATCTTGTGCTTTGATTCCAGAAGGTCTCGTATTGATAATTAGAAAAAGCCGCTGGTAGAGGATAGGTTGACTGTCCTGCTACCAGCGTTATTGAGCCAGCGGCGTAACACTTAGGCCAAGGATACGCCTCAAAAATATCACGATTGATACGTTGAGCTATCGCTAAAAGCTGCTTAGTTGTAGTTTCCGTAGAGGTAAAGATATTAGACTCTACGGTGTAGCCAGCCTCATTAGCGACATTCTGTATAACCGTAGCTATGCTCATACTTTCCTTGGTCTACCCCTTAGTCTAGGTGTACTTACAGGCTCATCATCCAGCGGGTCAGATGTACGCTCATCGCGCAAGTCTGTACCCTCGTTAGCCTCAATACGCTGCATAAGAAGCTCTAACTTCTCTTCTAGCTTTGCGTACTTTGTCTGATACTGCTCCAACTGAACGCGCAACTTAGCCACATCGTTCTGGTCAGAATTAGCAGCAGCCAGCCACTCTTTAGCCATCTTTACAAACTTGGATAGTGTCCCTAGTTTGCGCTTAGCATCTTCTGTTGCATTGGCCACCTGCTCTACTGTCTTAAAGCCAAGGTACTGAAACTCACGCATAGCGGAACCAGTCATCATTGGCCACTCAGCAAGTGGAGTCCCCTCAGTTACGGGCTCAGAACCAGCTTTAAAAGCCTGGTATTTTTCTGGGTACTCTTGAATATCCTGTGGCTCAATACGTCTTACGGTAGTATCGCCACCTGGAACTTGAATGCTAATAGACGGAATCTCATCAAATATAGGGCGGCCTTCCTTTAGCGACTTCTCTTCGTTCTCGTTATAAGCATAGAAAAACTGTACGTTCATTCCAGCATAGCGCTTTTTCTGCTGCTGCTGGCCTGACATTATGCTCCCCCAGTCTACTTGTGCCATTGCTTAATCTCCATAAATAGGCGTTAGTGCCCACCTATTTATAGCACTATCCTTCAATTACTGTAACTGTGTTAATAGGACTACCGCTTGTCTGGTAGGCCGTTATAGCTCCAGCCGGTATAAAACCCGAATCAAACCTTACTACGTTAGAACCTGCCGTACTTGGCAAGACATAACAAAAATTTGTTGAGGTTGGGACTATTCCAGTAAGAGTAGCGCCGTTAAAGCTAATAGCTATATTAGCAGCGGAATTGTTTTGAATAAGAAGAAAATTACGAAATGACTTAGCTGCTGCAATAGTAACGCTAGTAGCAGTTGCCATTGTTGGAGTAGTTGTTGTGGTATTACCGGCAAAAGAAGTCATAAAGCTCCTATAAAAACGGGGGGACTAAGCCCCCCTATAAAGCTATAAAGCCTTAGTAAACTTGAGGTAAAAGAAAGACGTTCCGTTTGATACCACTACAAAACAGTTAGTATCAGCATCAGCATCTTTAACAATACCCACAAATCCCGTTCCTACAGTAGCAGGAGCGCCAAACGAAGTTGTTAGCTCTGCCGCTGTTGGGGTTGTGTCGTTTACGTTATTTACTGCTTGCTTAGTACGAACACCGGCAGCGGTGGCATCTACTACGGCAGGTTGTACCCCGTCGCATATCTGCACTGCGTGCTCAGGTGGCATACCAAGTCCAATAAGATTTGAAACTGTTGGCATAAATCCTCACAAAAAGGGGGGTATTGCTACCCCCCATTTAGGTTAGTTGACTCGTAGGTGATCTACTGAGCCAAGCTCTACAGCAGCCGCAGGAGTTGTTGAAGCAAGTCCAACACCACCCTTGATAAGCGTAGTCGAAGCATCATCAGCCACACCTGCCGTAGCAGTTGTGTTAAGGTTAGCTTTAGCAACATAACTTGCAGCTACCTTACCACGAATACCCTTTCCTACACCGCCACCCATAGGGCCGCCTACCCAGACCCAAAGATACTCATTGTCAGCAGCAGCTACCTGAGCTACTCCAACCATAAGTGCATTAGATCCAGCGTTTGTAGTTGTCAGCATAGCAGCCTGACCATCAGCCTCGATTTTCACGAAACCGTACTGGTCAATAGCTCCATCAGCCTGAACAAATACAAAGTCACCCTCTACAAGCGATCCTACAGTCGTTACCGGAACAGGCAACGGCAGAGTATCTGCTGTGAAAGTTTTCTTATAATTAACACCAAATGATCCTACCTGTGACATATTCCAATCCTCCTATTAAGCGTAAATTACACCCTGGAGAGCCGGAGCTGAGCAGCAGAGGTTTCCTTCAACGATGATTACGGTGAAGAAAGCATCCTGATCAATCGGACGATCCATAGTTGGTGTTAGCGGCTTAAAGTCAGCGCCTCGAACCATATCGAATGTCCAATACTTAGTATTGAGCAATCGGCATGAATTCGACTCAAGAACTGACGATCCAAATCCACCGTCGAATACGAAGTCGCATCCGTCATAGCTAAGAGTACGGAAACCAGCTACAGCCTTCTTTGTAGGAAGCTGAATGCGCTGAATAGCCGTAAGCGAGCTATGTAGAAACTTCCACGCAGTACGATCCATAAGACCAAGATCCGGTGCCTCAGAGCCACGAGTTAGGCGGCTGATAACATCGGTGATAGTCTCCTGAACATTTGAAGCAGAAAGCGTTACGTTTGTAGCGTAGTTTCTAGCCCAAAGGTTAGCAGTACGATCGATTCCACCGTAAGTACCAGAGGACGGCGAAGTTGAAACGGCTTTCTTAACACCGTCAAACTCTAGTCCACCAGCACCAGTACCATCGCCACGAAGGGAGGTAGATACTGTGTTCTTCAATCGCTCGATAGCTGCTTCCATCTTAGCCTCAGCCAAGTCAAGGAGAGCTGCCTCATCACGATTTGCACGACGCTCACGTCCGTTCATAGCAACAGGCTCATAGCACTGCTTGATCTGAAAACGGAAAGCTGTAAGGTCATCAATCGAGGACAGGTCAAACGCCTGGTAACCCTGATAGAATCCACCTACTGCTGCATCGTTATACATTACTGGCTTACGCAGCTCATAGCCGCCGCCAATTTTCTTAATTCTTCCCTTCTCGTCCAGAGTTGAGGTAACGGGATTGTGATGCAACACAAGATCCGCTATCTCTTCTGACTGATCCCAGAGGGTCGATACGATTGCCTCTTCTAAGTTAGCCATTTTAGTTATCCCTTAAAGTTTGTGGGATAACCTTGTGGCTACTCTCCTACGAATCGCCGACGCAGATTATCCCCTAGTGATTTCGACTGTATTCTGGGAGTACCGCTACCTGCGGAGCCAGAGATTGATTTTGCAGCTTGCTTGGCCTTTTGTACGACCTGCTGCTGCTGTTGTATTACCGGCTTTGCGGCCATCTTTTGAACTAGGCCGGAAAAAGTCGGATTGCCGTTTACTACATAGTTGTAAGCAGTCTCTAGAACTTGCTCAGGGGAGGTATACCGCCCTGTGGCATTAAGAGCCTGAACAACTGGAGCCATCTCAGCCTCTAACTGCGAAGCTGTTTCTGGATCTCTGAATAACGGCTTGTTACTCATAAACGAGTTTACAACCTGTTGATTGTAGTACTCAAGAGCCTTTTTTTGTTGTTCATCTTGCAGCCGTTGCAAACGCTCTTCAGCAAGGCGTTCTGCATCCTGCCTTGTGATGTATTCTGGCTGTTGTTGCTGTTGTTGCTGGTTGGTATTTACCAGGTCATCGACCCTTATTCCGTAGGAGTCCAGCCAATCAAGCGCTGTAGCAACTGGGTCTTTTTGCATGGCCTTATCCCAAGCAACTGCCCTTCTAGCTACATCAGCTATTGAAATACCATCCTTGGCATATTCATCTTCGTATTGTTTGATAGTCTCGTATAGGCCGGAGGTTTGGCGTTTTAGTTGTTCAACCTCTTGCATTTTACGGCTATAATCAGAGCGTGTTTCATAAGCCCTACGATTTAGATAGGATTGCAGAATATGAGCATTAGCTGGAGTTGGATTAAGAAAAGCGTCTTTTTCTACGGCATTCATATCCGCAGGAGGCGCCATAGGTGTCGGAGCTGGTGCCGCAGGTTGCTCCTGTGCTACGGGAGGGCTATCGGGCGTATCTTGTGTCTCTTCAGTACTGCTACTACTCTCCTGCTCATCACTCTTATTTTTCAACTGTTGTTTTAAAGATTGCCTAATAGACAAACTAGCAGGCTCACGCTCTACGGTAACTTCAGTATCAGAGGGATTAAGGGTGTTGTTATCTTCCATTTCTATACCTATCAATTATTTGGTTAGTTAAATGCTTGGCCATACTACGAGTGGATGCGCCAGACTCTTGGTCTGGGATGTACCCTCTATCGTAGGAGTCACCAACTTCAATAGCTCCAGCAGCGCGATACGCCGCCCTGAGCTTTGATTTACTGGTATAGATTTCCTTTGGATTTAGCGGATTGCGCGTTGGCTCCATCTCGTCTTGTATGAACAAATCACGAGCATTGGATTGAGCACGACGCTGCACTTCTTCCACAGGAACAACTTTTTCTTTAACTGGACAGTATTGAAACAATCTGTATTTTTGGCTCATCTAGTCATCCATTAGCATAAACAACATTAAAAATCTTACTTGTTTTGCTTTTTCTTCTGCTTTTAAGTTCTTTTGTTCTAATACTTCTTCTGCTGCTCTTTTTGCTGCAAGCGCCTCTTCTCGTCTCCCAGCTAGGATTTGAGCAGCTAAATACTCTTCTAGTAACTCTTCTTCGGTCTTACGTTTACGCCGTTTTCTTAATCCTCTATTAAGAATATCAGATGTATCGACTTGCGTCTTGGCTTGAATAAAGCCGTTGGGTAAGCCGTACATTAAATGCAGGTAGTTTTGGAATCCTCCGTTAATCACTATCAATTCCTGTTATCGGTTGAGCTGATGCGTCTGTTGTTACCGTACGGGTTCCCAATACAGTAGTATCATCCGATTTTGTTACAGTTAAAGTATTTCCGCTTACCTGTGTGTTGTGAACCCCCTGTGCAATTAATCCATAAAGCGAGCGAATGTTTAACGTGTCGCCAGTTCCGCTAGTTTCTATATTAGTGGTAGAACGTCGTAATACTGTATCTGCTACCTCTACGGCAGTAGGAATACTTCCGGCAGCTGTCACTACCGTCGCATTAGCCGATTGAATTAAGAGGGCTTGGACTCCGGCTGAGTAGGCGATGGGGTCTCCTCCTGGGCCACCGATAAGGTTCCCTCCTGCAATGCGGGCGACGTAGTTCCCTGCTGGAAATTTAAGTTGCCACGACCCCAATAGTTCGACGGTGATACCGACCTGGACACCTGGACCAAGCTGGTCGAGTCCTGCTCCTTTTCCGATTCTGGCATATATAATTCCCTCTTCTGACCATTGGGCCAGCTTAATGGCATCATAAAGTACGTTGCAGTCGACATCTACGACTCCAGAATCAACCTCAATAAGATTGGTTTGGAAGTTGAAGGTGAACGGTGCAACGTAGTAACTCATTATACATCACT